AACATCAAATGCTGATATACGCCCAGCAGGAAATACAAAGAAATCAAGAATTTATTTAGTTATGATAGAAACAAGAAAAACAGAGGAACGGTATGTAACATCCGACCCTCGCAAGATGCTTAATATGTATCTTGCAAAACGTGTCCTCAAAACATGGGAAGAATCTTTCATAGATGAAGATACCGGAGAAACGGTAAACATCGAACGGAATGAAATCCTTTTTGACCGTGGCACATTGATAGACCAAGACACTTTAGCGAAAATTCGTTTCAGTATGGAGGCCGACGGTATCAAGGAAGTGGAAGTCAGCAACCAGAATCGCCTGGCGTTCGAGAATGAAAACAAGTTCTTATATCCCTATCTTGCACAAGCACAAATAAGTGACAAGAAGTATAAGTTCTTACTGTATGCCACTGGGCTAGAGAATGCTTGCCTTATCTTGAAAGACTACATCGAACTCAATTACCAGTTCGGATTCACCCTGACAATGATAAAGGAGTTCGATTCCTGCGTGATTCTTACTGACAACTTGAAAGAACGCAAGGTAGATGACGCTTCGCTTGCCTATCTCAAAAATGAAATCACTATGGCAGAATACGTTGATAAGATGGACGATGAGACGGAAGATAGCGACGAAGAATCTAAGCCGAATGAAAAGAAATTCTACCAGATTGAGACGAAAATCACATTCACGGATGGGGAGAATGAAGACGAGAGAGTTCAGACTTTTGTCGTGAACACCTTCAACGTTGACAGAGCAATGATGCTTATTACCCACTATCTCAAAAACAAAGAGGAAGAATGTGAGATACAAGCCAAAGAAAAGGGACATGAGTTCAGAAAGAGGGAAATACATACAGCCATTGAATCAGCCAAACCTATCCCGGTCGGGCGGTTTATTCCGAAAGAGTTTTCAATGGCTTATATGGAATAACTTTGTTAACCTGCTTGTCCGGTCTGTGAAGATGGGGCGGGCGAAAATGGGGGTGCGCAGTGGAGTGCTTTTGACTTTCGAGAGGTGCACATGGTAGAAAGTACGGTACGTGAGATATAAGGAGGTAATTAACCTTAGAAGTAGCGCAAAAGGATATAGTCCTTAATTGGGTGTTCGAATCGCTCCATCTCCACATAAATGGCATGGGTTAGTAAATAATGGTTGTGCCCCGGAGAATACGCTTCGGGGCTTTTAATTGTAACGTATGGAAAGTTGGCAAGAAGTGACAGATTTAAAAACGAGTATTGTACGGCACTTCCAAGAAGAGGTTGGTGCTTCGTATGACTTTAGAGATATTATAGACAATCTGGATGACGATGAGGTTCTGGATTCTATCATAAGTTGGGCGAAAAATAACGGAGTAAGAATTTTTAATGACAAGATATGCCATACTACATAAAACGAACAAAGGCCAAGAAGAAAGACAAGCCTTTACCTCTGTTTGATAAAGCAGGGATAGCAGTAAAGAAGAAGCCGGATTTGAAAGCTAAGCTCGACAAGGAGTTTTCCCTTTTTATCCGGCTTCGTGATGCAATGCCAAACGGGTATTTTAGATGTATCTCGTGCGGACAGATAAAGCCGTTTACACAAGCAGACTGCGGGCACTATTTCAGTCGTACACATTTGGCAACACGGTTTGATGAGAATAATTGCCATGCCGAATGCCGGCACTGTTTAACACCGGATTCTCTCGTCTTAATGAAAGATTTTATATGGAAACAGCTTGGTGAAATTAGTGTTGGTGAAGAAATATTTGCTTTTGACGAAGAAGTAATTTATAAAACTTCACGAAGATATAGGGTTGGAAGGGTTACACACATAGAACGTGATATTCAAGATGTGTATGAGGTAGAGTTAGAGAATGGAGATAAAATGAAGACAACTGCTAACCATAAATGGCTCGCAAGGGCAAGACAAGGAACTTCATACACATGGATTGAAACACAAGAAATGTGGGTTAATGGCGTAAATCTTCATGGGAAGCACAAGACCGGACCTCATACAGATAGGACTACGACCATTGTCTGTAAACCATTTCAAGTAATACAACAAGAAAAATCCTATGAAAGCGGATGGATTGCGGGAATGATTGATGCTGACGGACATATTTGTCAACAGAATATTTCTAATCCAGATGGGACGAAACGCTATGGTTTTCGTGTCGGTATAGTCCAATGTGAGAAGTACATGGATATTTGCTCTGAAATAAAACGCTTACTTGAAAAGTTCACAGGAAATAATAAAACTTGTCGGCAGATGATGGAAGATTCAAATAGGCGTGGCACGTTTAAAAAAACGTATCAATCTTGGCAATTTCTTATAACAGGTACAAACATAGAGAAGCTCCAATTTTTAATGCGTGTTCGTCCGCATAAAATTGAAAAGGTGGATATTGAAAAACTTGGCAAACTAAAATCTCAATATGATACCAAAGTGAAAAGTATCAAATATATAGGTAAAGAGGAGATTGTCGTGATGGAAACGGATACGCGTACTTTCATTGCTAACGGCTATGCCATGCACAACTGCAACCGTTTCCGTGCCGACCACCTTGAAGGCTACCGTGAGAATTTGATAGCCAAAATCGGGCAACAGAAATTTGACTTGCTGAAAGTGAAAGTTGCCAGCACTTCCAAAATGACTGATTTTGAGTACGAACAGCTAATCAAGTATTACAAAGCACTTAATAAGAAGTTACGAAAGGAGAAAGGGCTATGAGTTATGTATTACGAGATTACCAACAGAAAGCCTCTGATGCTGCCGTTTCTTTCTTCAATAACAAGGCGAAGAAAACAAATGCCATTATGGTGTTACCTACGGGCAGCGGAAAGTCGCTTATCATAGCGGATATAGCCGCAAGGCTTGATGGTCATACCTTGGTGTTCCAACCCTCGAAGGAAATACTCGAACAGAATTTCAAGAAACTCTGCTCATACGGTATTCTTGATTGCAGCATCTATTCGGCTTCCTTCAACTCAAAAGAGATAAGCCGGATAACATTTGCTACAATCGGCAGTGTGAAGAATCATCCCGAACTGTTCACCCACTTCAAGAACATCATCGTGGACGAATGCCACCTTGTTAACCCTAAAGAGGGTATGTACAAAGATTTTTTTGATGCGGTGAAGTGTAAGGTTCTTGGACTGACAGCTACACCGTATCGTTTAAGTTCCAGCCGTGACTTTGGTTCTATGCTGAAATTTATCACCCGGACAAAGCCTCATGTCTTTTCAGAGGTCATTTATCATGTACAGGTATCAACCCTATTAGATATGGGCTATTTGGCGAAGTTGAATTACTATCCAATGAATCCTTCGGGATGGAACGAACTTAACTTGAAAGTAAATACTACTGGTGCCGACTATACAGATAGGTCAGTTCAAAGAGAATATGAACGGATAGACTTTTACGGCTATCTCGTTCATATTGTCCAAAGACTGATGAATCCCAAAGCCGGAGGAAAACGGAAAGGTATTTTAGTCTTTACCCGTTTTCTGAAAGAAGCGGAGCGGCTTACCTGGTCTATACCCGGAGCCGCAATCGTTTCGGGTGACACCCCAAAAGGTGAGCGCGAAAGGATACTTGAAGCATTCAAGGCTGGTGAAATTTCGGTAGTGGCGAATGTCGGGGTATTAACCACCGGCTTTGACTATCCGGAACTTGATACAGTTGTTATGGCACGTCCTACAATGTCACTTGCTATGTGGTATCAGATAGTCGGTCGTGCCATCCGCCCGCATCCTTCCAAAGAATGTGGCTGGATTGTGGATTTGGCAGGCAATATAAGTAGATTTGGTAAGGTTGAGGATTTGAAATTAGTTGATGGAGGAAATGGGAAATGGTCTGTTTGGAATAAAGACAAACAGCTAACCAATGTTAGATTCTAAAGATATTATATTTTATGTGTTTTGGATTGGGGGCGTTGTGAAACGCTCTCTTTCTTTACTCTTTGATTTTGAGTTCAAGGGGGGTACCACAATTAGGACATATAAGAGAATTTCCCGTTTGTTTTACTTCATTTGGTGATGCAAAAAGTTGCCACATAGGTACATTTAGGGCATTAGCAATTCTTTCAAGAGTTTCTTGTGATGGATTACCTGCTAATGTTTTTACTATTGAGATTCTTGTAACACCTAATTTGTCAGCCAATTCTTGTTGGGTTATACCTTTCTCTTTTAAGATTTCTTTTATTCTGTTCATAATCATGTATTTTAATTGCTGCAAATATACTCTTTTATAATAATGTGTATAATCATACTTATACTAATTAGTGTTAAATGAATAATTATATATATTCTTTTTCTTTGAAATGAATAATTAAGATTATACATTTGCATCATCAAAGTACAACAGAGTAGTAATAACACATAAAATATAAGAGTATGAGCACAAAATTTAGAAGTCAGATGAAAGAGGTTATGCAAATGGCATGGTCGTTCGTTCGCAAGAACGGTTATTCAATGAGCGAAGCATTGAAATGCGCATGGGCTAATTTAAAGCTGAAAGCGGCTTTGAAAGTGAAGATAGTAGAGTTCTACTTCAAAAAGACCGATGGCACGCTACGCCAAGCCTTTGGTACTCTCAAAGAGAATCTTATCGGTGAGGTAAAAGGTACAGGCAGAAAGCCGAATGACAATCTGCAAGTGTACTGGGACACAGAGAAAGAAGAATACAGATGTTTTAAGAAGTGTAACCTTATTAAAATCGCATGACAATGAAAAAGAAAAGTATGGCAACAGTTGAGATTGAATGCTCAAATACACATTCCATACCAGTATTCAGCGACTTTTTAAGTGAAGTACAAAAGCGGTTTGATATTGAGAAAGAAGCTAAGAATGAATTATATTCTTTTATCATACAGATGGGGTTGTTAGACCAATTTAGAGAGTTCTCTCAGCATTATAAGGGCGTGAATCATCATGCTGCGTGTATTGATATGCTTGCAGTGTAATTCTTAACACGATTATCAAAAGGCAGTCTTCGCACGACTTTAAAGACTGCCTTTATTATTCACTCTTAAATGAAATAATTATGGACGAAATTTGGAAAGATGTTATAGGGTACGAAGGATTGTACCAAGTGTCAAATTTAGGTAGAGTAAAAGCATTTGCTAAAAAAGGATTGTCACAAGATAAAATACTCTCATGTGCAAATTCAAATGGCTATCGAATGATTTATTTACGCAAGAATGGTAAAAGAAGCTATCATTCTGTTCACAGACTGGTAGCAAAAGCATTTATACCGAATCCTAAAGAATTGCCTTTCGTTAATCATAAGAACGAAAAGAAAGCAGACAATAGAGCCACAAATTTGGAATGGTGTGATGCAAAGTACAATACGAATTATGGCACTTGTATTAAGAGAAGAGCAAGAGCGCAAACAAATAGGCATGGTGCTATCAGTGTTATACAATACTCATTGCATGGGGATATGATAGCGGAATATCCTTCATTAATGGAGGCTTCGAGAAAATCAAATGTACCAGTAAGAGCTATATGTGCTTGTTGTAAAAATTATCAAAAATCATCTTATGGATATGTATGGAAATATAAAGACAAGAGGACGTAACAACAAATACGTCCTCTATTTATGCGGTAATATCAAACGTTTCGGAGAGGTATCGGACTTACGGTTGTTTGATAGCGGAAATGGGAAATGGGCTGTATTCTCTAACGGAAGGCAATTAACTAACGTGAGATTCTAAGACTATGGACGAAGGATTTTTGAGGCTAAGCCGCAAGTTTTTCTCGAATGAAATGTGGAAAGTAGCCCGTAAGTTTTCGGAATGCGAAGCGTGGCTCGACTTGATTCAGAGCGCACGATTTGAGGCAACCGACAAGGCGTACAGCGAACTTATCGGAGGTCGGGAAATCTCTTATACAAGAGGTCAATATCCAGCATCCGTATCGTTTTTGATGAAGCGTTGGCAATGGTCTGAAAAGAAAGTGCGCTATTTCCTTGCCAAACTTAAAAAAAGAGGTATGATAACGACTTGTAATAAACAAGGTATGACCGTAATTACTTTATGTAACTATGATGAATATAATCCGGTCAAGGGCAGGCAAAGAGACGTAGATAAGGGCATAGACAACAACAAAGAAATCAGCGGATTAAATCATGCTTTGGGCGAACTAAGGGCAGAGTTAAGGGCAACCACAGAAAAAATGGCTCAAAAAATAGAAGAATTGGGGCAAGCTAAGGGCAATAATAAAAAGAAAGATGAAGAAGATAATAATATTCCCCCCACACCCCCCAAGGGGGGAGGCAAGAAAAATAAGCCTAAAGAGATTAATTCAAAAGCCCGTTTGCTATTTGAACAGCATTTTAGGGAAACCTTCGGGGCTGACTACTACTGGACAGCCAAGGATGCCGGGGCTATGTCCCAGCTCTTGAATAAGCTCAAATTCCAAAGAGAGCAAAAGAAAATGGACGTTTCCGATGATTCTCTGTTGTATGCCCTTCAATACCTTCTTTCCTCGGTCAAAGAGGGGTGGATATTTGATAATTTCAGCGTAACTAATATCAATTCTAAGTTTAATGAAATTATATCTCAAGCGAGAAATGGAAGCAATCGGAAAACTGATACAGAACCGGACGAAAGCTCCGCCGGCATCCAATCAATCGTCTTCGGTAAATAAGGTTAATCAGAAGCAATGGAGTAGGGAACAGGCTGACATATATTGGCGTAATCAACTCGTTGCATCTATGAAAACAATCTCGCCAGTCTTTATGGTTGATGATAGTAATCGCCAATTATTGAAAGCCCTTTATCAATGGGTTTGGGGGATTCCCGGAGTATTGGATGTAAGCAAGGGATTATTATTACACGGCTCTATCGGAGTGGGCAAGTCCACTTTGCTGAAAGGGCTACAGAACTATGCGGCAAAAATTGCCCGTTATTGTATTGGCGGCGCGGATGCCGGATTGACCTTTCAGTTTACCAGTGCTGCCGAGATTGCCTTACAGTTTGCCGAGAAAGGTATTATCGGGTTGAACCTGTACACAGATAGGTCATGTATGCACAATCTTGCCATTGACGAAGTAGGACGGGAGCCTATGGATGCCAAGCACTTTGGTACGGGCATAAATGCCATTCAGACCGTTTTACAACTCCGTTATGAGCAGCGATATAATTTCTATACCCACATGACTACCAATCTTGACCCGGACAAGGAGTTCTCTCAACGGTATGGAGCCTATATAGCCGACCGGGTGAAAGAGATGTTTAATGTGATAAAAATCGAGGGGGAAAGCCGAAGATGAAAGATATAAAACTGATAGCGACTATTCTGTCAATCCTGACAGCGTATGCCGCTTTTTATTTTGTCTGCTACTGGATAGCGGACTATTGTTTAAGGACTTACTTGTGACTGATGAAAAAAGATACACGATTATGAAACCAAGAAAACAATTAATTGACGCCGCCACAGCCGATGGTAGCATTGACAGAATGAACAGCCTTCTTTCAGCCGCACACATACTTAACTGTGAAGCCAACAGTTTGGTGGAAAAAGCGGTAGACTTGATGAGCGCCAAAGGACTGCTTCTCGGAAACCTGAAGAGGCTGCATAACAATTTCGTTAAAAGCGCAGATTTGTACTTTCTGGAATTCTCCTCACTCGTAGAGACAGAGAAATCGAAGATGGATATGTTCAGGGACATGGACGACTTCGACGCCAAGTTCCGCGAGTGGGCAAAATTACCGTCTGATTGGAAACCTAAAGAAGTGAAACAATGAAATTATTGAAAGAAATAGCATAATGAAAGAATATATAGAATTTCTGAAAGACAAGATGGCCATCAGTCATCAGACCGGGTTCGAGGTCAGTCCGGATGAACTGACACCGTCGTTATATCCCCATGTGAAAGATACAGTCCGCTGGGCGGTGTCCGGCGGTTGCCGTGCCATATTCTCCAGTTTCGGTATGCAGAAAACCGTAACCCAGTTGGAGATACTTCGGGTAGTTCTGAAACACAAAGGTGGCAAAGGGCTGATAGTATGTCCCAAGCGTGTAGTAGTTGAGTTCCTTACACAAGCGGAACAACATCTGCACATGAAAGTGACCTATGTACGAACTATGGCTGATGTGATGATATGCCCGACTGACATCATGGTTACGAACTATGAGCGTGTGCGCGACGGTGAAGACGGGGCGAGAATAGAACCTTCCTACTTTGCCGTAACATCATTGGATGAAGCGAGTGTACTGCGTGGTTTTGGTACTAAGACCTATCAGGAGTTTCTTCCCTTGTTTGCAGAAGTACCGTACAGGTTTGTCGCTACTGCCACACCATCACCTAATAGATACAAGGAATTGATACATTATGCCGGTTATCTCGGTGTGATGGATACAGGGCAGGCGCTTACCCGTTTTTTTCAGCGTGACAGCACGAAGGCAAATAATCTTACTCTTTACCCGCATAAGGAAAAGGAGTTCTGGTTTTGGGTAAGTACATGGGCGTTGTTCCTCACTAAACCGTCCGACCTCGGTTATCCCGATATAGGATATGAACTGCCTGAACTGCGTGTACATGAGGAAGTGGTTAGTGTGGATAACTCCACTGCCGGAGCCGACCGTGACGGACAAGTGAAGATGTTTCGTGAGGCTGCTCTCGGTCTTGCCGACGCAGCGAAAGAACGCCGGGACAACATGCAGGAAAAGATTGCCCGTGTGGTGGAAATCATTAACCGTCCTGAAAACAAGGACGACCATTTCCTTTTATGGCATGACTTGGAAAATGAACGGAAGGCATTATGTGACGCCATCCCCGGATGTAAGGCTGTATATGGTTCGCAGGATGATGATGAAGCGGACAAGGTGATAGCGGATTTCAAAGACGGACGTCTGAAATATCTGGCCGCCAAACCTGAAATGCTTGGTGAGGGTTTGAACTTCCAGTACCACTGCCACAAGGCAATCATGTTCATCGACTACCGTTTCAATGACAAATTCCAGGCAATAGCCCGTATCTACCGATTTATGCAGCAGCATCCGGTTGACCTTTATCTGGTCTATGCGGAAAGCGAGGGAGAGATATACAAAAGCTTCATGCAGAAGTGGGCGCAACACTGCCAAATGGTAGCCAAGATGACCGATATAGTCCGCGAGAACGGTTTGTTCGGTTTGCAGGCTGAGGAAAAGATGATGCGGTGGATGTTCGCCAGCCGGGAAGAGAAATCCGGTAAACTTTGGAGGGCCATAAATAACGACAATGTTCTTGAATGTCAGAAAATGGAAAATAATTCAGTAGACCTGATTGTAACCAGCATCCCGTTCTCCAACCACTATGAGTACACTCCGACCTATAATGACTTCGGGCATAATGAGGACAATAGCAAGTTCTTTGAGCAGATGGATTACCTTACTCCTGAATTGATGCGCATATTGAAGCCTGGCCGGTTGGCTTGTATCCATGTGAAAGACCGCGTACTGTTCGGCAATGCCACAGGTGACGGTATGCCTACCATCGACCCGTTCAGTGAAATGACTGTATTCCACTACATGAAACACGGGTTCCGCTACATGGGGCGTATAACAGTGGATACGGATGTAGTGAGGGAGAATAACCAGACTTACCGACTTGGCTATACTGAAATGTGTAAGGACGGTTCAAAGATGGGTATCGGTTGTCCTGAGTATGTCCTTCTTTTCCGCAAGCTTCCTTCTGATACCTCACGAGCCTATGCCGATTTTCCGGTGGTAAAAAACAAGAGTGAATACTCGCTTGCCCGTTGGCAGATAGATGCTCATGCAAGCTGGAAATCTTCTGGTAACTCTCTGTTGAGTTACGAGGATATGAAAGGTGCCGGTATTGATAAAATACGCCATTTGTTCAGGAATTATGAACGCGAGCATATATATAACTACGAGGAACATGTATCATTCGCTGAGGAATTGGAAGCCTACGGAAAGCTGCCTAAAACGTTCATGGCTGTTGACCCGGTAAGCAAGAAGCCCTGGATATGGGATGATGTAACCCGAATGCGCACACTCAATACGAGACAGTCGCAGAAGAAACGGCAGAACCACATCTGCCCACTTCAGCTGGATATTGTTGAAAGACTGATTGAACGGTATTCAAATAAGGGTGAACTGGTATTCGACCCATTCGGTGGTATCGGAACCGTTCCTTATTGTGCTGTTAATTTAGGACGTAAAGGATTATCTACTGAACTGAATTACGATTACTGGAAAGACAGCCTTTCATACTTGTATGAAGCAGAAATGGAAGTGAGCGCGCCCACGTTGTTTGACTTATTGGATGATGCAGTATGAATGTTCATCAGACAGTCCCCCGCTCCGATTGCACCTCTTTCGCGAAATGTGTCAAGCATTCCCTTGCCTATTGCCGAAAGTACGGTGCATCCGAATGCGGCCCGTGCGAGATAGTGAAGCGGAAACCGAGGAACCGGGTGATGGTGGACGGTGTAGAACGCAAGGTGTGCAGCCGCTGCAAAAGACCGCTTCTACTATCCTGCTTCTATGACAGGACAATCTATCGCAATGGAAAGGTGTATCACATCAAGACATCATGGTGCAAAATGTGTGTTTCGGAAGACAATCGGGAACGGAATGAAAGAAAGAAATCGAATTAAAAATAATCTATATGATAATAGCATGGTTTTCTTGCGGTGTAACATCCGCAGTAGCTTGTAAGATAGCACTAAGTCTGTATGATGATGTGCAGATTTACTATATCGAAACAGGTTCCGGGCATCCTGATAACACCCGGTTCCTATCTGATTGTGAAAGATGGTATAATCGCCCGATACATACTATCAGAAGCGATAAGTATCTCAACGTAGAGGATGTGTTGGCTAAGAAAAGATTTATTAATGGTCCTACTGGCGCAGCTTGCACATTCGAACTAAAGAAACAAGTTCGTTACAAGCTGGAAAAAGAGTTGGGAAATTGGGACGGTCAAGTCTGGGGATTTGATTTTGACCCGAAAGAGATTAACCGTGCCATTCGCCTAAAGCAACAATATCCGGATACAAAGCCGTTATTCCCGCTTATCGAGCGACAGATAACCAAAAAGGATGCAATGGGTATGCTTTGGAAAGCTGGTATTGAAATCCCCGCTATGTATAAGATGGGTTACAATAACAACAACTGCATCGGCTGTGTGAAAGGTGGTATGGGCTATTGGAATAAAATACGGAAGGACTTCCCGGAGGTATTCAACCGAATGGCAGTAATTGAACGAGAAGTGAGTGCAACGTGTCTGAAAGACAAATCGGGAAAAATATTTCTTGATGAGCTTTCTCCTAACCGTGGAGAAATACCAGAAGAAATCATGCCTGATTGTTCTCTTATTTGCCAAATAGAATTCCAAGGGATAATGGACAGGCAGGTAGAACGGGTTTTGAAAGGGGAAATTCACATTAATGACGTAACATGAAGAAAAGAATAGAAAAAAAAGATGCAGAAACACCCGCACAGATACAAATTGCATCAGTATTTGAAGTATGCCCGCCAATGGTGTTTCGCTCTGGCATATAAGGGTAAACTATACACGTTGTTAGACGATGGTAGAATTGTAAAGGAGGACAGTTGATTATGAAGCATTTAATTGATGCCATTATAAAGAAATGGTTCTGTTGCCACGAGTGGGAATACTTATTTGAGAGGAGAGTTGAAGTTGTTGATGATTGGGGTGATAGCAGTTGGTACACCGTCCGTCACTATTTCTGCAAGAAGTGTGGTAAATATAAGAAAATTAAAAGTCATTGATTATGAAACAGACAGTAGAAGAAGCAGCCCGCACTCATTGGAGTGAAAGTACATATAATAAAGATGCAGAGCTTGCCTATGATGAAAGAGACAGTATAGCTATCAAGGCATTGGCAAAATCGGTTGCATTACGGGCTTTTAAGAAAGGTGCAGCATGGCAGGCAAGGCAATCTCCGTGGATAAAAGTCAAAGACCAATTACCGCCTGTTGATGAAAATGATGTGTCAATGCAAAGTGACCGTGTACTCGTACAACTTTCATCAAAAGAATGGTTTGAACCCGAAATTCTAATATATAATAAGTATTATCATGTATGGGATTCAGAGGATGGCGATGATTACGAATACGAAATTTCTGATGATGATTTATGGATGCCTATCCCCCTCTTTCGAAGAGATACTCGAAGCCAACAAGGATGTGCTGGAACGGATTAAGGAGAAAGGAGATTGAATATGAAGATATATGGAATAATTAGAACAGTCTGGAACGGAAATAGTTATTCTTCCAATCCAGACGAAGATATATTTCTTTATTTGAGCAAGGAAGAACGGGATAAGAACATGCCCAAATGCGTTAGTAATGCTGATATTGAATACAACACTTTTGAAACAGAAACGGAGGACTAAACTATGAAATCAAAACAAATATTATCAGTCGAACAGATGAAACATTTGCAGGAGCTTGGGCTGGACACAAGCGATGGAAGCATGTGTTGGTGCTACGCTCTTTCTTATAAAAATGCAAAATGGGAACTTGAAATATATGAAGATGTAATTAATCAAAAACGAGATAGTGCATTTTGGGAAATAATTCCCACTTACACTTTGCAGGACATTCTCGACAAGCTGCCGACACTTATAATTATAAGTTCCGATTTTTATAAGATTTGCATTGAACCGTCTTGTGGATATTGGGATATATATTACTATAAATCTGATGCTACAGAACTTATCTCGAAAAAGTCTGAAAATATTATTGATGCGGCTTACGATATGTTGTGCTGGTGTATTGAAAACGGATATGTTGAAAAGGAGGGTAAATAATGAAAGCGAGAATAAAAGAGACTGGAGAGATTGTAGAGGTTGAAGGCTTATTCGACGTTGGGACTGCCTTAGTGAATGGTAGGTATTTCAAAGTGTCAGAACTCGACTTCTTTGATAATTTTGAAACTATTGATTGGGAGCAAAGGCGTTATGAATTGGCGAAAGCTGCTATGCAAGGGTATTGTATTGCTTTAGGAATAAACGATGACAGTGAAACTTATGATGATATTGCAATAGGTTCCTTGAGAGCAGCCGATGCACTAATAAAGAAATTGAAAGGGAAATAACCATGGATATAGAAGAAGCAAAAAACAAGAAAGCGAAAGCCGAAATGGAGATAGCTCATATTCTGGAAAAGCTAGAAGCCGAAACGGGTTTAAAAGTCAGCAACATGCTTTGTATATGTAGAGAAAAGGATAAATCTGCGTTAACTGTTTCCCCCATAGAGCATATAAAAACCAATATAATCTTAACGTTATAACTATGGAAATAAAGAATGTAGGACAACTTAGGAAAATCATTGAGAACCTTTCCGATGATTACGAAATTGAGATGAGAATCAGACGCAAATTAACACAGGAAGAATTGAAACATTGCAGATACCCTTATCCTTATGATACGAAATATCTTACTTTGGAATTTGACGATATAGGCGTTTCTAGCAAGGTGCTATGTTTGGGTGTAACTTCTAATGATTGATGATATGGAAGTAATCGATTTTCTTGAAGTAGCAATACTTTGCTTGTCATTATTGATAGTCATTCCTATACTTATGTTTATTTGGATTGACTGGGAACGAATTGAATCTAAAAGAAGAAACAGATGGAAATAAAGAACGGAATAATAATAGACGGAGTGCTGCATGAAATTGTGCCAATGAGAGAAAACTACTCGTGTGACAATTGCAGCTTGGAAGAAAAATGCGATAAAATAGATTTTTTCTTATGTGCATTAATTGCTGGAAGGCATAATTCTGATGAACGTTTTATCAATCGTGGCAAAGTAACAGATATTAAGATAGATAAGGAGGAATGACTATGGGATTTACAACACCGTGCTTTATAAGAAAAAGTACACCGGAGCTTCGGAAGAAGTTGGAGGAGTTGGGATATAGATTATTTGGGGCGGAACTTAACGAAGATTTATGTATTTTCACTGGACCCGAATACAGTCTATATAGTGTTGAGTTTTTCAGTAACATTCCACATCCTGACGAAACCGATAGTGTTGATTGCGGAACCAACGAAGAGCTTTTCTTGGCTATCGCTGCATTTAGAGATGATACAGATAAGTTTCAATGGTTTACCGATGGAGATAAATGGATTCTGTGCCCGGAAATCAAGTTCTCTACCTATTGGGTTTACAATGATATTGACGTGAATTTGGACGCTATTCACAAGGCTACCGTAAACGAACTGATTGAACACTTTAAAGTATGAAGAAAATAATTATCATTTTGGCAACAGTTGCACTATTCGGGTGCAATAACTCTGGAGAATACCCTATAGAACACCGTACAAACGAGGGAAGCGTGACTTATCTCAATGATAGTATAGTGATTATCCGTACCCATAAAAAGGGGGTTGGCAACTACGAAACGAAGATTATTAATTTGAAAAGACAATAGCCATGACCGAAGAACTTGTAACATTAGAGACTGCGAAGCTGCTGAAAGACAAGGGCTTCAATTGGAAGTGTGAACACCTAATAGACCGTAATAAGGTTATTACAAAATATAACCTTCCGCAAAGTATGTCGTGTTGTATGGAAATAGATGACGAATCAGTTGAATTTTTGTGTCCAACATTGTATATCGCCCAAAAGTGGCTGCGTGAAATAAGAGGTGTGTATGTATATGTAGAACCTGTTATTGGAAAAAGATGGAAGCTTTCTTTTTGTGATTTCAATGTTCCAACAGAAGAAAGCGACTGGATGGAGAACGAAATAAACAAAGGGAATGGCTATAAAGTATATGTCACCTACGAGGAAGCACTGGAAGCCGGGATACAAGAAGCATTAAAACTTATATGATTATGAAAGCAAACCTAATATTTTTTCTTGCGATATTCATCATATCAGCAATATTCATCGGTCATTTCCGACTGACATTCTCGCCGTTCAGTGTATCCTTTCCCTATTGGCATAGGGCTATAGGAGTTATTCTTATCGTTGCAGGATGCTTGGTCTACAACATAGGTGAGCATATGTCCGGTTACAAGAAAGGGCTGGATGAAGGTATGGAGATTGTTTTGAAAGAGTTAAAAGAAAGATACAACCATGAATAGAAAAGAATATCAGGAACACTGCAAGCATAGCCCCTACAGTGGGCAATGCTACAAAAAGTCATTCATATCGGGTGTAGCAAACAATGTGCATGTGAACATGCGGTGTGACGGGAAATGCCCCCGTATGAGTAATTACGACAAGAGAAATAAATTAAATAGCCTTGGACGGGCTTTGTAAAATCCATATTGATATGAAAAAGTATATTGGAACAAAACAGATTGAAGCCGAGTCTATGACAAGAGGTGATGCGTGGGGAAAACATCTCCTCAGAGAAAAGCCGTCAACCGAAAATTTTGACGATGAGGGTTATCATGTTCGTTATGAAGATGGATATGAAAGTTGGTCGCCTAAAGATGTATTTGAAAAGGCATACAAGGTAGCTGATACTCCTCTTGACCGTATGTATATCGAATATAATGAGTTGATGGACAAACATAATAAGTTAGCCCTGTTTCTTGGCCGAAAAGATGCTGTTGAAATAGCTGGTGAAAATCAGGTCACTTTAATGGAGGTTCAAAAAGTACAGATGCACTACTACCTTCTTACTTTGAAAGAGCGCATTGGGTTAATGAAGAAATAAATATTGCCATACGGCGGTTGGACGTCTGCCGTATGGCTCAAAACAGAATAAATATGGATTTAAATGAACTGCGCGACCGCGCCTATAAAACCGCTTGCGACCACGGTTTCCACGATGAAGAATTGAGTAACGAACATTGCCTTTGCCTTGTAATATCCGAGCTTATGGAAGCCGTGGAAGCGGATAGAAAAGGGAAACGGGCCAATGTTGATTGGTATAATAAGAAGATAGCCAATAGCCGTATTTGCCAGGGGCTGGTTCCAGGCACTCCCAAGGAGATAGGTTTCGAAGTTGCATACAATGAAACTATCAAGGGAAGCATAGAGGAAGAACTCGCTGATGCTGTAATCCGCCTGCTTGATTTGTGCGGATTGCGTAAGATAGACATTGAGGACTTTACGGAAGAAATGTTGTACGGGGCAGAGGAAAGTTGCAATGATGAGACCTTTACAGAAAGTATATACGCTATATCCACAATTCCCATCAGATATGAGTATGAATACGACTGTCCATTAGAAGGGCAATTAAACGGCATGCTATTTGCTATTTTCGGGCTTGCTAAACATTTGGACATAGACCTTATATGGCATATCAATCAGAAGATGAGGTACAATGAATTGAGAGAAAATAAACATGGAAAAAAGTATTAAACATTTCCCGTTACGTATAGACTGCCGTACAGTCATATATGTAACAAAAGATAAGCTTACCTCTGAATATGCAGAGAAGAAGCGAAAACTATTCAATTCTATTTCAGCGATTGAAAAGAAGGGTGGAGGATACCGGGTAACAGTTGATGTCGAAGAAGTAAGGGAACTTGTTGTCAGCGGCATGCGCCTGAAAGATATTGCAAAGAAATTGGGAGTGAGCAAAACCACTGTTGATAACTATATAAAGAAGTATGATTTGCGAAATGGAAAAAGATGAAACAGTTTGGACTGATGCGAAATGTGCAGCCCTTCGAGTTGAGTTCCTTACCAGCCGTGAGGAACTCTTTTTGTATGCAAAAGCCATCTATTCCGCTATGATATGGGGTAGGGAGGTGAACGAGCAAAATCAGATTATTCAGGAAAAGAATAACTCTGTAAAATAAAAAAAGGAGAACCAAGCGCACGACCACTCAATCCTCCCTCACACGATTATGATGCAAATATACTATTTACTTTTAAAATAATCGTGTTATGGAGTTGGATTTTAACAAAATCATTCGTCTTAAAAAGATTCGTATCGAGAAATCAGAACTTTCAGAGGAAGAAAATGCCTTGACCGCCCCGATTTTGAAAGACAAAAGCCTTATCCATGAAATCTATAAAATATTTGTTGAGTTACTGAATGAGAGAGGATGTCCACCGAATATTGACAGTGTAACCCAGCGGAAGAAGTTCATTTTCATTATCCTGTATCTGTTTTCTCCAAGCTCGCTTGCCGGTGGGAAAATGACAGCCGGATTACGTGAAGAGATGTCAAGGGTACTTGGGGTTCAGTCCAAGAGTACAATTTCCGACAACTGCGCTGATGTCGTGTTTTTGTATCAGAACTATGGGGATTTCAGCGGGGATATAGAGTATCTTTATACCGAAATCGTAAATCGGTTAAGAATCAAAGGGCTAATCAATTAATGAGCCGGAGTTTTAATGCTCCGGCTTTTCCTCAATTTTTTCCGAATATTCAAAAGAATCTTTCATTTCATACTTTCCTGCTTCTTTCATCTTTTGGTGGATACTGGAAATACAAGAATCAAGTTGTTCTTGATGCGCATTGGGGTTGTACGGGTATGCAACTTCTTCAAACTCCAATGAGCCATACTTTGCTGTTACTATCAATTTTTTTTCATGATTATTCCTCCTTTTTAATTTTGGTTTTTCGTTCTAATTCTCCCTTTCTTATAATGCAAATAGCATTTTCATAAGGTTCTTCCGTCTTTTGCCAGTAGTTAAGAAGTGACTGCCGGGCAATTCCAAGTTCTTGACTTGAAAATACATCATAGATGGCAGCAGGTGAAGCAAAGTACCTATGCTTACCAGTTGCTTTCATTTCTACGTGTATAACTCTTCTTTTATCTTCCTTTTCCATGATGCAAATATACTTATATAATTATTATATGTTACGTAAAATAATATATTTATAATTTATTAACTATATAAATAGTATTATTTGTTACATAATATACTATCTTTGCATCATCAGAAACAAAGTAATAACAATTAAAAGATATACGATTATGGCAACATCAGTAATTAAACAAAGAACAATAGAGAAATTCATCATGTCAGAGTTTGTACAAGGCAATTTGAACACAAAAGAACAAGTAAGCTGTATGCTTCTTCTGATTCAAAAGAAGCTGAATATGTCTGTAGAACAGGCTGGCAACTTCATGAGAAACGCAATAGGTATTAATGCTTAATATATACGATTATGAAAGCAAATTTAGTTTTAGTTATCAGCCCCGAAGCCCCACTAATGAAACAACTGGGCAAAGTGTTAGGTAAGCTATGTACACCATACGACTTTTCTACCATAGAGATAGGCGAGAAGTATGTCACGATACGGCATGATGAAACTGGGCTTGTAGTGGCTTATACGAGTGAAGAAAGATTGAATGTGAAACATTAAATATAGATTAGAAATGAAGAAGATTAAAGATTTAACAATCAAGGTAACTTATAGAGTTGGACTTAGTGATGTTGAAGTCCCTGACAAAGTTTATGATGAATTAGCTAAAGCTTATGATGAAGGTGGGTATGTACCTGAAGGGGATGATGAGCTTGAAAATGCAAATGAATGGTTATTAGATAATATCCGACAAGAGGATGCAATGGATTGGGAGTTTGAGATTGACGATTTTCAAGATGAATAATTCAAAACTAAATAGCAATGAACGAAAATTTTCTAAAATTGGCATATCAGTCGCTCAAACGCTAATTTAACGGTATCAGTAAAAATAGTTGGATATGGGTTGATTTCTTTGAAGATGAAAAAGTGGGATTTGACTACTTCAAAGAACAAATTGAACGGGACGAAGATTTCGCCTGCCTGCAAGACGAGACATATTACTTAGGCGAGGATTTAGACGAGTTAGCTTATGATGTCGCTTGTGAAATTGCCTCAAAATTAAGAAGTAATGATTTTTTAAACCAATGTGAACAATGTATGTTAAGTAATAGCTTATGAACTCAATTAATGACGAAAGAGGTTGCAGCGTATGCCAGACCGGTAAAGAGAATTACACTACCTACAACACCAGGTTGAGAGGTAAAAGAGTGAGAATGTACCAGTATGACTACCGTACTGAAAGTGGTGAACTCTTTGCTTGTTGTGCGCCTACCTTAGAGGCGTGTAGAGAAAGACGGGACAAATGGCTTAGTTCACGACAATAAGCCGATTGTCGTGTATAACGATTGAAGATATTTCGTTATCTTTGGTTATGGTAGTACCTTTGGGGTACTATCGCGGAATGGAGCAGTTGGTTAGCTTACCGCTTTGACTTGGCGGTGGTCACAGGTT